CCGATGTGCCAGTCCCGGCAGAACGAGCACCGGTACGCCTCCTTGCCGTGGCGCTCCGCCGCGCGCTGGGCCGTCTTCTCGGTCAGGAACACGGCCTTGGGCTGGCGTACGCCACCAGGCCGGGGGACGTAGTGCTCCCGGGGCCAGAGGTCCGGCGGAGTGTCCTCCGGCCTCGGGCGCCCAGCGCACTCGTACGAGTCGTAGAGCCCGTCCACCACCAGGAACCCGAAGTACCGCCGACACGCCAGGCAACGCTTCCGGTCCGGGTAGAGCCAGCTCGGCCCGCGCGTCACGCCTTCCTCCTCCGCGTCGTCGCCCCGGTGGAGCTATTGCAGGTCCCGCACGCTGGCCGGATGTTGTTCCGGCGGTACGTCCCTCCCTGGCACCCCGGGACGATCCGGTCCACGGTCACCGTGTCCGCCGTCAGGAGCCGTCCGCACCGGTAGCACCGGCACGCGGGGATGCCCTCCCCGAGCGGCACCGGGAAGACCAGGCCCCCGAGGATCAGGGTCACGTCCGCGTCCGCCCGGTACGTCTGGACCAGCCACTCCCGGCGGCGGCGCCGATCCTCGGAACCACCGCGCGCGTTGCCGTTGGTGGTTCCCCGCCGAGCCGGCGCGGTTCCGGTGGCGGTCATTGCGTCGCCAGGAAGCGCGGCGTGTGCTTGGCCGTTTGCTTCCTCCCCTTGCCACGGTTGGCCCGCCCCAGCTTTCCGGCGTGCCAGAATCCGCACTGGTTGCACCAGTAGGTGTTGGAGTTCCCCCAGGTCCAGCGGCCCATCTTCACCAGGTTGGCGCGCTGCTCCTCGGCCTCGGCCTGGGTGCGGTGTTGCTTCTTGGGCCTGCCCTGGCTGGAGCACTTCTTCAGGTAGCCGACGCTCACGACCGGCTCCGGGGGTGGTGCCGGGCCGAGCGCATGGCGCGCTGGCGCTCCGTGTCGAACGCCAGCTCCGGGTCCGCCAGGACGGCCTCGGCCAGCCAGAACGGGATCTCCGTGTCACGCGCGCCGACCCACGGTGCCGGTGCCACGCGCATGACCACGCCACCCAGGGTCAGGGTCACGAAGACCATGGCCTGGTACTCCGGCTCCGGCCACCGGCCGAACGGGTTCCGCGCGTGCTCCTCCTGGGAGCACAGCACGGCCTCCGGTGTCTGCCGGGTGATCGTGTACCGGATGGTGAATCCGTACGGGGTGGGGACCTTGGCCCAGCTCCCCTGGTCCACCAGCTCCCGCATGGTGGCCAGGATGCGCTCCTGGGTCTTGGTCAGTTTCTTGGTTGTCATACCGCCATCCTAACAGTCACGGCTGTGAAGTACAAGAGCCGGCCACCACGCGGGCGGCCGGCTCCGGGGGAGGTGGGTCACGGTCTCGGCGGAATCACCTCGTCCTCCTCGGCCTGGCGGATGACGCGCTCCAGTCGCGCGTTCCCGTGGCGTATTGCCAGGCCGAACGTGCGGCCCCAGAGCGCGCCCGAGGCCACCAGGCCGAGGAGGTACCCGGCCAGGTGCCGCGCGTCGAACTCCGGGCCGGTGGCGATCCAGAGCGTGGTCACGCTCGCCACCACGGCCGCTACGGTGGTCAGAACGAACCCGGCGCCCGAGGGTTCCCTGGTGGTAACCTCGGATCTACGGTTCGGCATGATCCTTCCCTTCCTGTTGTGCGGCGCGGCCCCCGGTCTCCCGGGGGCCGCTGTCGTTGGGGATCAGAACAGGTCGTCCATCATGGCGTCCACGATGCGCTCCCGCTCGATCGAGCCCTTGCGCGTCAGACCGTAGCCCCGGCCGATCAGGTCCGCGTCCCGGAGTTCCTTCAGCACTCCGGCCGGGAGGTTCGGGTGGACCACGGCCCCCTGTCGGTTGGTCCCGACGCTGATCAACGCGGACCGTGCCTGCTTGCTGAGAACCAACTTCGTCGTCATGCTTGCAACTTTACCGGAACGGCTGTAAGGTTGCAAGCGTTCCCGGTGAACCGGGGCGGAAGTCCCCGGGCGGCCCGGGGCGGAAGGAGCGACGAACGATGGCTCAGGTCTCCGGCTCGATCTCCCTGGACATGACCAAGGTCCAGCGGGAGATCGAGAAGATCGTCCAGACCGAGGTCTCCCACGAGATCAACCGCCAGGTGGTCCCGGCGCTGGCCCAGATCCACGCCGCGCTGAACCAGGCCGTCCTCACCGACGAGGACATGACGGCCACGCTGGCGTGTTACCTCCCGGCCGGCGCGGCCACCGAGACGTTCCCCACGGCGCGCCAGGTGGCGGAGTTCCAGGCCGAACGGCTCCGGGAGATGGGGTACGCGCTGGTGGCCGTCGCCGGACCGGCGCTGGAGCACGCACAGCGCACCCGCCCGGAGCTGACCTCCTGGGACAAGGCCGTGGCCCGAGCGGACGCGCGGCTGGCCGAGGCCACCCGCAACGGGGCCGATGACTCCTGGTTCGAGCGGGACGCTGACTGATCGAGAGGACGAGGGGGCCGGGCCAGGTGTCCGGCCCCCCTCCCCGGAGGGAAGGGACAGAGGATAGATGAAGATCAAGGTGAAGACGGACGAGACGGTCCGGACCATCTACCTGGACGTGGAGGGGGCCGAGCCGATGGAGGTCCCCAAGCCGTGGCGCACCCAGCCCCGGCCGTTCCGCCCGGACCAGGTGAGCGTCCGCGTCACGGGGGACGGCCAGTTCCTCCAGGTCAGCGTCTCCGGCCCCCGGGTGCTGAAGTCCGGCGCGGACTCGGACAAGGCCCGGGAGAGTGAGTCCTGGTACGGCCCCCAGGGTTTCGCCAAGGAGGCGCCGGCCTGGCTCCAGGAGGTGGCCCGGGAGGCCGTGGCGGGGGTGACCCAGTGGACCCGGTGACCGAGGCTCCGGCCTTCATGGCCGACGACCTCCCCGCCGAGCCCCCGGCGGCCACGCCGGAGGAGCTGGCCGTGGGCTCCCCCGTGGTCGTGATCCAGCCCAGCTACAACCGCCGGGGGAAGGAGTCCCCGATCCCGGCCATCATCGCGGACAAGGCCCGCGTGTGGGCCACGGTGACCCGGACGGAGGGCCGGTACCCCACCTCCTGGCGGCTCCGGCTCGATGACCAGACGGACGGCTCCGGCAGCCACTACGCCGTGCGCTTCCGGACCCCGGCCCAGCACCGGTACCACGAGGCGTACTCCGAGGCGATCCAGTACCTCCATGACCAGCGGCTCCACATCGAGCTGAACTCCCCGTGGCGCGGCCGGGAGCTGGAGCTGGCCCGGATCATCTGGCGCGGCCAGAACGTGAAGTCCTGACCACCTCTCGGGTTGACAACCTCCCCGCCATGACTGTAAAGTGTTTCACGTGGCGGGGAGGTCCCGCCCGAGGGGAGGAACACGTGGCCAAGCACCGTCAGGAGGACCGGGACAAGGGCCTGACCGGGGAGACCGATCCCCAGAAAATCAAGGCCGAGCTGGACCGGATCGCGGCGGCCGAGGAGGCCGAGCGCCAGCGGGTGGTCCGGGAGATGCACCAGGGCCAGCAGTCCCAGGGCTGACCACGACAGAGGCCCCGGAACCGGTTCTCCACTCCGGTTCCGGGGCCTCACCCGTCAGCTACGGGCCACGCTACCGCGTGTGCGCGCCCGTGTCACGGCCGCTCTGGGTCGGCGTGTTGGCCGAGGCCAGCACGTTGGTTCCGAACCCGAGGACGGCCCCCAGCAAGCCGATCCAGAGCGCGGCCTTGCTGTCCTCGATCACGCCGTACCCGGTGAGCACCGGGACCAGCGCCACGGAGATCCGGTAGATCCAGGCCCGGGTCTTGGCCGGAATCACGCTCTCGTCCACCTCAGACTCCCAGGAGCTTGGACCACGTGGCCTTGCCGGCCACGTAGTCGGGGGTGGCCGTGTTCCCGCCACGGCCGGTCTTCGTGGCCTTCTGGAACGAGCCCAGAGCGGCCCTCGTACCCGGGCCAGCGATGCCGTCCGGGCGCCCGTTGCGGCCCACCAGGCCCGAGGGACCGTAGCCGGCGGCCAGGAGGAGACCCTGGAGCCGTTCCACGTCCTCACCCTTGAACTGGGTAGAGCCGGAGCTGGTGACCTTGCTCAGATCGAGCGTCTTCATCTTGCTGACGATCTCCTTCCCCCAGTCGCTCGGCGCCGGGGAGGTCGGGGGCTTGGGCCGGCTGACCAGGGAGGCCAGGCCCAGGGAGCCGGTCCACTCGTCCGCCGTCTGGGTGTAGTCCCCCGAGAGGTGAGCGTGGCCGGTGTGCGGGTTCGAGCCGGTGTAGGCCCGGGTCTTCCAGCCGTCCGACCGGGACCAGATCCGGCGGTTGTAGATGATGTAGCGGAACGGCACGTAGGCGCCGCTCCGGGCCTTCTTGACGAGGTACTGGATCACCTGCTCCATCGTCACCGAGGACCGGAGATCCTTGTCCACGTCGATGGCGCGTACCTCGTCCTTGGCGTCCCCGTCCTTGTACTCCGCGCGGCCGGTCTTGTCCGGATTGTGGCCGGAGACCGAACCCTGGTGGGCCTGGTCCCCGATCCAGCCGTCCGAGGACTTGTCCCGGTCGGGGAACACGGAGTTGAACTCGGCCCGTACGGTGGTGAGCCCTCGGGTCAGCACGGCCACTACGCGTCCACCTCCTCGTCCAGCTCCACGGACTCGTTCGGCCAGTCGGTCTGGTCCGGGTCGTCCCAGGGGTCCGGCATCTCCTCCCCGATGTGCTGCTCCGGGTCCTCGTCCGGGGCGGCGGCGTGGGGGTCCACCGGCTCCTTGGTGTCGTCCATGTCCCTCCCTTCAGGTCTTCGTGACTTCACAGTAACAGCGTTCAGCCTCCCCGGGCCTTCCGCGTCCGGGCGGCCTTGCGGGCCATCCGCACCCGGCCGGCCCGGGTCCGGCCCGCGTTGGCGATCCGGGCGGCTACGCTCTTGCTCTTGCCCTTGCGCCGGAGTGCCTTGTACGCGCGGTGCCGGTTGGGGGCCACGTAGCCCTTGCGTCCGCCAGCGCTGCTCACCATGGGTACCACCTCCTGATCTATGGTCCTACCCTCCCCCGGACGCGAGGAAGCCCCGGACCGTGTGGCCCGGGGCTCCCTCCGCTGGATCAGTACGCCGCTCGGAGGCTCTGGCGGGTCTGGCGCCGGAACCGGCGGCGCATCCTCCGCTTGATCTCCCCGCGTTCCCCGGCGCGCCACTTCAGGTCCCGCGCGTGCTCGATGGCGTCCAGCTCGGTCCCGTTCTTCGTGGTGGCCCGGGTGGGGATCAGCTCGATCATGGCTGGTGATCCTTCCTCTGTGGAGTTGTTCCCGGGGCTCCTCGGCCCCGGTGAGACTCACTTTACAGCCATGACGGTTAAGTGTCAAGCGGGGAGGTCAGACGTAGTTGTGGTGCGCCACCTCGGCACGGTCGGGGGCCGGCGGGTTCAGGCCCAGCCGCTCCCGGCGGACGATCTCGTTGTACCCGTAGAGCTTGCACGGGTTCGGGCACCCGCTCACCTCCCGGGCCTTCCAGGTCCGCTCGTGTTCCTCGCTGAACCACAGCTCCCGGAACGAGGTCTCGTAGATGTTGCCGATCCGGAGGTCCCGCTGGTTGCGGTAGAGGATGCAATGGGCCACGTCCCCGTTGGCCTGGATCACGGCCACCACCGGCTTGGCGTCGCACGGCCCGGTGGGGTGGGCTCCCGGCTTCAGGGTCTCCCAGCGGTTCCCGGTCCCGCCGAACACGGCCGTCCGGTGCCCGGAGGCCCCGAGCCACCAACGGGCCTGCTCGATGGCGCGCTGGGCCTCCTCCCAGTGCTCCTGGGGCGGCGGGGTGTCCAGCTCACACGGCCGGTACGCGATGTAGTCCAGGTCCAGCTCCCGGGCCAGCGCGGCGCCGTCCATCACCTGGGCCGTCCGGTGGTTGTACGGCGGTACCACCAGGTACCCGATGCCGAGCCGGCGCGCGTCCTCCTCCACCGGGATAGCCTCCCGGAGCGCCCGGAGGTTCTTCATCACCTTCTCGAAGTGGCGCGGCGGAGCCTTGTGGAGCACCCGGTACGTCTCCGGGTCGGCCGTGTCCAGGCTCACCCGGATAAACGCCATCTCCTTGGCCACGGGGAGGAGCCGTTCGGCCAGGACCCCGTTCGTGATGATGCCGGCCTCCATGTCCCCGGCGCCGATCGAGCGGATGCCCTGGACGATCTCGGCCACCCTCGGGTGGGCCGTGGGCTCTCCTCCGCCCACCAGCTCCACGGCGCGCGTGCCCATCTCGTACGCCTCGGTCAGCGCGGACAGGAGCCGGCCCGGGTCGATCCAGTCCATGACCTTCCCCTCCCCGGAGCTGAAACAGCAGTAGACGCACCCCTGGTTGCACGCGCCGTCCGTCAGGTCCACCTCGATGGTCTGGGGCGCCACGAGCCGGCCGGCGGCCAGCTCCCGGACGCGCTCGATGTGCAAGAGCAACTTGTCCCCGTGAAACGGATTCGCTCGCATCGGTCCTCCTTGATCCCGTCTGTCCTGTGTGCTCCTTCCACTTTACAGCAGTGGCGACAAGGTATCAACCGGTGAGCGACCGGGTACCGAACGCGGCGCGGCCCCGGGGAGGTTGCTCCCCGGGGCCGTCCATCGAGCCAGTCAGCGGGGCGGCGCCGACTCCGCCACCACGTACCCGGCGCGCTCCAGGTTCCGGACGAGGTGCCGGGCCACCTGGGGGGCCGGGAACCCGGCCGTGGAGCCCAGGGCCTCGTACGCCTCGGCCACGGCGGCCGTGCCCTCCGGCGCGCGAACCAGGCCGTCCGCGCCGATCATGGCCATGAACCAGTCAGCGGCCGTCCCCACGCCGGAGCCCCCGGCGCCACGCTGGCCGGTGTAGCGCTCGCCCACGGCCGAGACCAGCGCGCGGTCCACCGACTCGTACAGCTCGTGGTTGTTCGGCTTCCCCGCGATGGTGAACCGCCACATGGTCCGGCCCTCGTACTGGCTGAACCCGTGGTCCGCCACCTCCTCGAAGGTGTACGGCCCGATGGTCACCCTCTGAATCGCTCGGCTCACTTCCCGTTCCCCTTCCGCTTCTTGTTGTCCACGGTGAACGGCCGACTGGGCGCCTTCCCCGTCCCGGCCTTCCCGCCGGTCGGCTTGGGCCGGCCACGGCCCGGCGCCTTGTCCGGGTGCCACTTCTCCCACCAGCGGAAACGATCGAACATCTGGCCCTCCTCCCCTTGGGCTCTCACATTACAGCCATGCCTACTAGGTGTCAACGCGCGGCGGCGCGCACGGCCTCCAGTAGGGCCTCCTGGCGGCGGATGGTCCGGCGGATGGCGTAGAGGTCGTCCATCGACGCGCGCTCGGCGCCGCGCTGGACCAACCAGCGGTCCAGGTCCACCAGTTGCTCCTCGGTCCGGCTGATCCACGCCGAGGCGTTCTCCCGGTCGGCCACGATGCCGGCCACGGTGGTCTCCACGAGGTGGGCCGACCATGCCTCGGTGGCCATCCGGCACGCTCCGCAGATGTCCCGGTCCGTCGCGTGCTCCCGGCCCAGGCCGATGACCGGAGCCAGGCAGTACCGCGCGTCGCTCCAGTCCGCGCGCTCTCCCCGGATGAGGTTCTGGCACTGGCCGATGTGGAGCCCGGCCGGGCTGCTCACGAATGCGCTCATGCCCCAGACTTTACAGCCATGGCGGTTAAGTGTCAACCGAGCGGGGAGAGCCCCGTGGTCGGCATCGAGCCGACCGGCGCCACGAACGAGCCGGAGCCCCGGTGCTGCTCGGCCCACAGCGCCATGGCCACGGCGTCGCCACGGTCCGGGGAGCGGCCCAGCCGGTCCACCACGTTCTCCTTGGTCTCCACCTTGATCTTGGGCGGGACACCCGTGGTGACCTCCCACGTCGGGGTGGTCAGGTCCGAGACCATCAGGTCGTCCGGGGGGAGCGCCAGCGTCGGCTCGTACGCCGGATCGAGGAGTTCCCGCAGATGCCAGTACGCGGCGCTCCGGACGTTGGTGAACCCGAACTTGCCGGACCGATCCCGGAACGGGGTCTTCCCCGAGCCCGCGTAAGCCAGCGGCCGGGCGCCCAGCTCCCGGAGCCGGTCGAACACGCCAGCGCCGAGCCCGATCACGTCCACGATCGCGCGGCCATCGAGGCCCTGGACCATGGCCACGGTGGCCATCGTGTCCCGGCGCCGATGAGCCTCCAGCGTGACGGCCCAGCCGTCCCGCTTGGCCAGGACCGACTCGTCCCCGCCCCGGCCCACGTCCACGCCGGTCCAGAGCGGGCCTCCCGGGGAGGGGCGGCCGGCGCGGTCCCAGACGTGCCAGCGCTCGATGGCGGCCTCCAGCCAGGCGAGCGGGATCACGGCGTCCTCGTCCGAGGCGTGGAACTCGCCCAGAACCCGGTTCGCGTAGATGGCGGAGTCCTCGCCCCACTGGCGCTTGCGCTGCTCGGCCCACTCCCGGGAGATCCGGCCGGCGGCCACGGCCTCCTCCAGCCGGACGTGGCGGACCCACCAGTCCTCGTACCCGGGCGCGCGTCGGTGGATGTCGTAGAACCGGCCGGCCGGCGGCCCGGGGGTGCTCATGGCGAACGCGTACGCGTTGGCGGCCGTGTCCGAGCCGGCGCCGGAGAACGCACCCTCGATCGAGTCCCACGTCTCGGGCGGGACAATCTTGGCCTCGTCCAGGAGATAGAGCAGTTCGTCCGCGTGGGCACCCTCGATCCGCTCCGGCTGGTTCGAGGCCACGGCCGTGGCGGCCCCGTGGTTCAGCTTCAACCGGAGGTCCAGCAACTCCCGGCGGGGGTCGTACGGCGCGCGGCCCAGGGCCTCGAAGTCGATCCGGCCCGCCCACTTGTGGATCTCGGGCCAGAGATAGACCTCCAGGTGTCGCCACGCCGAGGCCGTGGTGATGATCTTCCAGTCCGCGCCGGCCAGGTCCCGCGTGGTGGCAAACCAGTTGACCAGGATCGAGCCCATGAAGGACTTCCCGAGGCCGTGGGGGCCGCGCACGGCTACGCGCTTGCGGGCGGGGAGCGCGTCCAGAACCTCCCCCTGGTAGTCGGCCAGGTCCACCCGGAGGCAGTCCTGAGCCCAGGCCACCGGGGAGTTCCACCACCGGGTGAGCCGGGTCTGGCTGATCACCTTTCGGGCCACCAGCGCCCACGGCGGCTCGATGCCCAGCGGGGAGGAGCTGATCATCCTTCCGCCTCCACCACGACGATCTCACACCCGAGCGCCGAGGCCCACCGGTCGATGTTTGCCAGCGTGGGTTGCATCCTCCCCGTCTCCCACGCGCTGATCTCCGCCTGGCGGAGACCGTCCACCCGGGCGGCCACGTCCCGCTGGGAGAGTTCGAGCGCCAGCCGGCGGCCCTTCAGGGCCTCCACCACCGGGTGGCGGGTGACCGGCCGGCGCGTCATCGTGGGTCCCCCGTGGAGATCGCGTCCACGTCGATCGAGCCGAGGTGGCGCTGGAGGAGCGCGGGGACCTTGGCGCTCTGCTCGGGGGTCAGGTCCAGCTCCCGGAGGATGGCCGTCATCCGGCCGGCCACCATGTCCCCCCAGCGCTCGGCCAGGCTGGTGAGCCGGTCCGAGATGCCCATGTCGTGGGCGGTCTTGGCGTACTTCACCACCCGGTCCCGCTCCTGGGCCTCCAGGGCCACCAGCGCGCGGACCTCCTCGGACTGGACGTAGACGATCCCGTCCTTGCCGGCGGCGCCGTACCGGTAGCCGATGAGCCCGGACGACTGGGGTTCGTCGCTCTCGGCCGGGTCGTCGGCCAGCTCCCCCTCGGCCACCACCTGGCGCCGGAGGAGTTCGGAGTACGCGGCCAGCCGGAGCCAGGTCATCTGGAGTACGCCGAGGACGGCCATCCGATAGTCGATGGTGGCGCCGTTGCCGAGCGCGCGCCACGCCGTGATCTGGGCCTCCCCCTTGGCCTGGGCCACCTCTACGGAGACCCCCGCGTGGAGCTTGCACGCGTCCAGGCCCCGGATGGCCGGTCCGTGGCAGATGCCACGGCCTCCGCGCCGGTTCTTCGTGCATTCGCGCCGGTTGTGCTCCTGGCACCACCGAGCCCACTCCGGCTCGGGTACGGCGGGGTTCTTCTCACGAGGTGTCACCCTGTTCACGATACAGGGGGCATCTCGTCCAGTCATGACGGGGAAGTGACCGGGAACGCACCGAGGCCCCGACCACGGGGAGGATGGGTCGGGGCCTCGGGCGGGGCGGCCCCCGCTTCCCGGGACAAGGGGCCGCGCTGGTGGCGGACTACGCCGTGAAGGTCACCTTACGGCGTCGCGCCACGAGGTACATCCCCAGGCCCGCGCCGATGAGCGCGACGGCGGAGCCCAGGAGGATGAACCCTCCGGGGCCGGTCACCGGCAGGCTCGGCGCGGCGGCCGGCGGCGTGGTGGAGGTCCCGGGGGCCGGGGTCTGGGAGCCGTCCGGGGCGGGGGTCTCCGAGCCACCGGGGGCCGGGGTCTGGGAGCCGTCCGGGTCCGGGGTCTGGCTACCGTCCGGGTCCGGGGTCTGGGAGCCGTCCGGGTCCGGGGTCTCGCACTCGGTGAAGCTGACCGGGCGGTCCCCGACCGTCATCCCGCTGAAGGTCACCGAGCCGGTGGCCGGGTTGCTGGCGTCGTACACCAGGCCCAGGGTCCCGATCGTGGCGCCGGCCGGCACGGTGAACGTCAGGGTCCCCTCGGCGCTCTCCGCCGTGTCGCTCCAGGTCGGAGCGTCCTCCACGGTGTTGGGCGTGGCCGAGGTGTAGCCGAACATCCGGACGGCGCCGAGCGCGGCGGAGGCGTCGGCGGAGAGCGCGTAGTCCACGGAGACCGTGGTCTCCGCCTCCAGCTCCAGGCCCAGGCCGAACGCGGCGAACTCCACCCCGCCGTTGGGGGCCTTGGTGAGCTTCACGGTGTCGGCGTCCACGACCTCGGAGCCCTCGGGGGCCGGCCCGAACTCGATCTCCGGGTACGTGCCGGTGGCACCCCGGATCTCCCAGGTGCCGCAGACGGGCGCCGGCTCCTCGGTGGCCGAGGCCACGGCGGGGACGGCCAGCGCGCCGGCCAGCGCCAGGCCGAGCGCGTACAGGGTCGCGCGGATACGGTTCATGATCTCCCTTTCGTTGGGTTCAGAGCGGTGGTTACCTTACAGTCACCACTACTGGGTTGTCCAGCCGAACACGCAATCTCCGAGCCGGAGCCAGCGCGCGGCCTCCACCTTCTCGTCCACGTGGAACTCCTCCGTGGACCCCGGAGCCACGGTCAGCTCCTTGGTCATCTCCAGCGGCTCGGCCCCGGTGATCGGCCACCGGACCCAGAGCCGGCCGGTCACCGGCTCCTCCGTGGTGTTGCGGGCCTTCACGGTGGCCACCACGCCGTACTCCCCGACGATGGTCCGCTGGCACTCCCCCGAGGTCTCCACGGCCTCGATGGCGCTCGGACCGGCCGGCGCCGGGGAGGTGGCCGGCGGCGCGCCGGAGCTGGCCAACGTGCTCACGGCGCCGAGCACGGTCAACCCTCCACACCCGAGGACCAGCACGGCGCCGACCGTCACCAGCGCGATGGCCCAGCCGGGCATCCCCCGGCGGCGGGTACCCGGCGGCGGACCGGGCGCGATCCACGGCCGGCCCTCGGGCGGCGGCGGCGGGATCTCCCCGGTCTTGCCCCAGGTGGTCAGCGTGTCCCACGGCGTCGGCGGCGGGACCATGGCCCTCCCGGGCCGGAACTCCTCGGACATGTCGGTCTCCTTTTGACACTTAACAGTCAGGTTGACGGGGGCCGGTCAGCGCCGGCCGGCCCCCGTCCGCCGTCACTTCTCGTAACAGTGGCCCCACGTCCGGCCCACCGGCCCCGCATCCGCCAGGATGGGCACCCCGCGCCACTCGAACGTGAGCGCGTCCACCACGACGCGCGCCACGTCCTCGGCCTGGTCAGCCGGCACAGAGAGAACGATCTCGTCATGGACCTGGGCACGGAGCATCGGAAGAACCTCGGGGTGGCTGTCGGCCAGCCGGAGGAGCCCCTTCATCATGATGTCCCGGGCGGCCCCCTGGCCCATCAGCGCCGGACCCTGGGTGTAGGCCCGCTGGGGGTCCGGACGCATCGGCCGACCGAACCCGTTGTCCAAGAGCTGGCCCGACTCGGCCCAGGCCCGAACCTCCTCCTGCCACTGGACCAGCCGGGGGAAGCGCTCACGCATCGAGGTATCGAACTGGCGCACCAGCGCCGGATCGATGTCCTGGCCCTCGGAGATGGCCCGGATGCCGCGCCCGTAGTTCCAGCCGTGACCGATGGCCTTGGCGTCCTCCCGGCGCTTCACGTCCCCGAACAGGGCCTTGGCGATCTCCGCGTGAGGGTCGTCGTGCCTCAGCATGTCGATGTACGCCTGGTCCTGGCTCAGGCCGGCCACGGCCCGCATGTCCACCTGGGACAGGTCGGCGGTCAGGATGACCTCCCCGGGGTCGGGGAGGAAGACCATCCGCTCCACGTGCCGGCCTCCCCGCTTGCCCATCACGGTGAGCCCGGGTTCGGTCAGGCTCCACCGGCCGGTGGACTGCTTGAACGAGACCTTGGGGTGGACGCGCTCGCCCACCAGGTGGTTGTGGATCGTCTCGTACACGGTCCGCGCGCTCACGATCCGGTACACGGCCTTGGCGATCTCCCGCACGGCGGGGAGGTGGTGGTACTCCCGGGCCAGGTGGACCATGTGGTCCGAGCCGACCATGATCTCTCCGGTCTTCTCGGTCCGCCAGATCGAGGTGGCGCCGGCCTCCCGGAGAGCCTTCTCCAGCGCGGCCTTCCCGGCCTTGGTCCCGAGCGGGGAGGCGTACGCCTTGCCCTTGGCGTCGTGGGTCGGGATGCCGTACTTGCCGGCCAACAGCTCCATGGCCTCGGCCTTGCGCGCCGCGATGTCGGCCAGCCGGCGCTCCAGCTCCTCCAGGTCCACGCGGAACCCGTTGTAGCTGATCTGGGCCGCGATGGCGGCCACCCGGTGTTCCCGGACCAGGTACTCCGGCACGCCGGAGAGTTCGGTCCGGAGGGTGTGGTACAGGCTCCGGCTCAGCTCCACGTCCTGGGCCAGGTACTCCCGGAACGCGGCGCCGTCCTCGTCCTCCGGGGAGGTGGGGATGTGGTCCCAGCCCCCGTACTTCTTGGCCAGCGCGCCGGACACGTCGGTGAGCTTGGCCCCGAGGCCGTACGTGCGCCCGAGGGTGCCCAGGTCGTACTTCCGGGTGGCGTCCACACCCTTGTCCCGGGCCATCGGGGGGTCCAGGTGCCGGGCGGCCAGGAGGCCATCGAACAGCCGGCCCTCGGCGGCCCAGCGGTGGATGTCGGCCATCGAGAGCACGCCTTCCCGGGCCAGCGCGGGGAGGTCGAACGCCATGATGTTGTGCCCGGTGATCACCTGGCCGGTGTCCAGCGCGCGACGCACGGCCAGCGCCGGCTCCTGGTCGGTCATCTCCACCGGGCCGGTGCCGGTGGCCCAGCCGGCCAGCCGGACGTACCCCGGGCCGTGCCGGTGGAGGTTGGCGGCGTCGCCGGTCTCCAGGTCCACGGTCACCACGTCCGCCGGGGGGACCGGGGGGACCTGGGGGGACATGCTCTCCACCACTTCCCCGTGACACGTGTCCGCGTCCTCGCGCGCGCGTGCGTGCGTGTGCGCGTCACGCGGGTGCGCGCGCTCCTCCGGAGGAGTTTGATCCTGGGGTTCCTGAGAGGGAGGGGTTCCCCCGGTCCCCCCGGGTCCCCCCGAGGCGTCCGGCGCCGGGCCGGTCTCCTCGGCCTCCTCGGTCGGCCCCCGGCCGTCCACCACGCGCCAGAGGCTCACGTGGCCGTGGGCGGAGCCCAGCCGCTCGATCCACAGGCCCTCGTACCGGCGGCCCCGGAGCCGGGAGTACGACTCGCCCAGGGCCTTCCCGTAGCCCTTGTCCGAGGGGTCGTCCAGCTTGGGCGGCGCCATGTACGCGGCCGGGTCGGCCAGGGCCTTGGCGCGGACCTCAGCCGTCCGGAACGGCTGGTCCCCGAACTGGTCCACCAGCCACTCCAGGTGGCCCCGCCAGTACTGGGTGTCGAAGTCCGACTCCGAGCGCCAGACGGTCAGGTTGGCCAGGAACCCGGTCAACCCGGCGGTCTCCACGATCCCGCCCACGTAGCGCTCCCAGGTCTCGAACGAGCCGAACGAGACCCCCCGCTTGGGGTACGGCTGGCCGGCGGCGAACCAGGCCCGGACCAGGGTCAGGATGGCGGTCATCAGGTCCCGGCGGTGCTTGCGCGTCCAGCTCCCGAGATCGAGCCCGCTCTGGCCCGGGTGGCGGAACGATTCAGCCGGCCGGTCCTGGGGGTTGGCGTAGTTCGGCCGGAGCGCGATCCGGTACACCCGGCGCGTAAGGTCCCCCCGGACCTGGACCTGGTTGCCGAGGCTGAGCCAGGTCACGCGGTTGGGGAACTCGGCCATCGTGCTGACACCCAGGATGCGGTCCTGCCAGGTGGTGGCCGTGAGAGCCTGGGCCAGCGCGGCCCCCTCGATCGTGTGGGCTTCATCGAAGACGAAGAACTCCGCGCCGGTCCGGAAGGCCGAGGTGATCTGCTTCCTCAGCTCCTCCTTCTCGTCTACGAAGTTCATCGGGCGCGCCGGCTCCCCGGTGTAGACGGTCAGGATCGAGTCGGCCAGGAGGTTCTTCCCCACGCCCATCTGGAGGCCGTCCACCACGGCCAGGGGCACCCGGGGGACCAGGCCCCGGATGGCCGGGGTGACCACGAGGCCCAGCGCGTTGGCCCGGTCCGGGTCCCCGTCGAACGGGAAATCGCCCAGCCACTCGGTCAGGATCAGCTCCCGGGCGGCGCGGATCTCCTCGGGGGTCGGGTCCTCCGGCACGGTCAGGCCCTCCAGGGCCGGGTCCGGGACGAGGATGGTCCGGGTGGCCTCGTCGTACCCGGGGGTGGTGACGATCGTCCCGTCCGGGCGGACGAACGGCGCGTGGCTGATCCGCTCCAGCGGGGAGAACTTCTCCGCGCGGCTCATCACGGCGCTGATCGTGTTCGCGTCCGGCCACGTGAAGGTGTACCGGGTGCCCTGGGTGTCCTCGATCTCGTCCACGGTGACGGCGGTCTCCTGGATGAGATCCCGCTGGGCTCCCCGGTCGATCGGGTGCATCGTCCTCCCCTTCAGCCGGGAGATCACCCCGCCGTGGTTGAACAGCTCCCGGCTGTCCCACCGGTCGATCAGCGCGCGGGTCAGGTCGTTGATCACCTCCAGCCGGTCCCGGTTACAGATGATCGTCACGCGCTCGGAGTCCCCGGGGACCTCGGAGCCCTTCTTCTTGGGCTTGGGCTTGGCGTCGGCGGGCTTGGGCTTGGCCCCCTCGATGATCCGGGCGAGGTAGCCGGCGCGGCGCTCGGCGGCACGGCTGGCCAGCACATCGTCCAGCCCGGACTTCCCGGTGGCGGGGAGGCGCCCGAAGGTCACCTTCGTGGCCCCCTCCATGGCCAGGGCCTCGGCCAGGCCGATCCCGGCGGCGTACACGTCCGCGTTGCTGGCGGCGTCCGCGTCCAGGATGACCACGACCTCCCGCCCGTCCGCCACGGCCAGGTCAGGGATGGGCGCGCCGTCGATCTGCCACATCCGGCACCCCGCGATGCCGTACACGGCCACCCCGGGCGGCGCGTAGCTGGCGGCGGCCAGGCATTGCTTGGTGCCCTCCACGATGACGATCCGCTCGGCCGTGGGGACCTCCCGCACGGCCCAGAGGACGGGGATCATGCCCTTGCGGAACACGTACTTCCGGGGCCGTCCCCGGCCGTCCGTGGTCGGGTCGTCCGGGCGGACCTGGTACTCCACGCGGCCGTCCGGGCTGGTCCAGGGAAACAGAATCGCCGGGAAATTCGCCCAGTTCTCCCACACTCCGCCCAAATCGCGCGTATCGTCGGGGGAGGTGAGCGACCGGACACCCAGCGTGCGGGCCAGATCCACGTCAATGGCCTGGGCGGCCAGGTAGTCCGCGTGCGCGATGGTCAGATCACCGGGGATCGGGTCCGGCTCGATCTGGCCCTCTACCGCCTTCAGTGCCTCGATCCCTTCCACCAGGTACCGCTCGTTCTCCGGGATCGTGGTATCGTCGGCCACGTTCGGTCTTCCTTTCAGTTGTGATCTTCCGGGGCCGGCTCCACCGAGGGGGGAGCCGGCCCTGGTGCGTTTCCGGACTACGCCGCGTCCGGTCCGCTCGGGGGTGCGTCGGGGGTCCCGACGATGCCACGGATGTCCCGGACCACGTTGGCCAGGTGGGCGGCGTGGCTGGTCCGGCGGTCCGCCTCCACCTCCCGCAAGCTGTCCGTCGTGGCCGGGGAGAAGGTCAGGGCCTTGATCATCTCCAGGTCACCGGACGCCGTGGCCAGC